CTTGCTTGTAATGCTACACTTTCTACATTGACAAATAAAAGATTTTCTGATTTAGAATCTTATGTACCATTAAATATGGGGGGAGAAATTCTACATAGGATACCAAATCAAAGATTTAGATCAAATGTAACAACAAGAATACTCCCTAATAGTGTCCAATATATACATTCATCTTTAAATCAGACAGGGATAGTAGAATCAAAATTGGAAGATTCAAATATCAACTTTGACTATATACGACTTAGATTACTTATGTCTATTGCATTAAAGAAACATTATGACAATGAGATGCCAGGTACAATCTTTTTTGGTCTCAGGAATTTGGAAAATATTTATAATGTACAAGATTATACTCCTAAACTAATTAATAAAATTGATACAGATGTACCAATAAAAGTAGAATATTTACCATCTAAAGACATTGAGTTAAGTAGAATCTCACTTGCTAGTAAAGCATATTTCTATGCAGAAGATTTTATGTCAATTTATACTCAAGAAGAAGATAATTCATCTAATAGCATCAAATCCATGATTGAAAGAAGAAATCAAGATATAATAATGCAATACTATAATGAAATGTATAGAGAATTTATTTATCTAGATGAAGATCTATCAAATAATGAATTATGGTTGCCCCTAATTGATAAACTTTCTGAATTAGATCAAGATTATAGAGATAGATCTACTAGAAATTCGATTACAAAGATAAAGCAATTAATATCGGCTAATTTAAATGATACTCAAACTCCAAAATTCATGAAAGAACACCGTAACTTATTATCATCTAGAATGCAATCAATCAGATCTGAAATGTTGAATCTATCAGATACATACAAATTGACAAGATCAATCTGTGAAGAAGTAAATAATGAAAAGAAGAAAGGAATAATTGGGAAAGGAAATGAACGTTTATTGCGAACAGTATCTCGATCTATAGTTAAAACTACTATAGAGTTATTCAAAGATCTAGCATTAGGTTATTGTATGGCTGTAGCTATTGAAAGTGACCAAATAATATTAGATGTAAAGAAGACTTATGAAAATACATTAGATGTAATTAGTAGATCTGAATTGAATGATCTAGTTCCAGGTTCTTTAAAACTTCTAATACTATTTATTGGATCATCTCGAGCATTAGAAAT